TTATAAAATCCGTTTTATAAATATATAAGGAAATCCTGATATACCTCGTGCATCCGTTGTTTTGCCAATTCGATGGCCACCGCTTGCTGAATCTGTACTCGGACCAGTAACAGTTGTCGAAGGATAACCGTTTAATAATAATCCACGTGGTACTCCATCTCCATAATAACCTGCCGCAACCAAAGAACCCAATCCTCCCGTTGCACCTTGCGGAATATCAAAGGAAATAGAAGTGGAAGCACCATGTCTATGTCCCTGAAATCGATCTCTTCTTCTAAGTCCTCCAATCCATTCTCCATCTGTATCCATTACAGAAACAAATCCTCTTCCTTGAACCGTAAAATGACGGACCTGATTGGTAATTGTAGTTCCAGGAACCGCGTCCGGTAACCTATGTTTATAAAAACGAACTTTTACACCTGAAAGAGACCCACTTGAATTCGCTGCTGTACATGTAAAACTGATCGTTCTATTTGTAGAAGAAATAGAAGTAATCGCCAAAGTAGAGTTAGTCGGAATCCCACCAATTGCTTGTAATAAAGTTCCTGTAATCCAGTTCGTAAATGAACCATGGATTAAATTATCCTCTCCCAAAGCATCAATGATTTTTAAACACGGCGTGGTGGCTGCAAATGTCAAAGTCAGAATATTACTCGAAATTGTATAACTGGTCACATCAAAATCCGTTACATTACTTCCCAGTGGATCGTAACGAAGTGGTTGATTCAGCCAATACGAAACTAAATCTGGCATTCCGCCATTCCCGGTCGAATTAATCAATTGATCCGGAGAAGCCAAACAGAACGCTGGAAAATCAATTGAAGGACTTCTTAAATCGTCCATCCAAAACATTTCTCCTAAAAATTTACGCTCTTGTCTAAATATCACATCTATAAAGTTTTTGAAAAAAAGATAAACTTGATTGATCGCCTTGACAAATTTCAAAGGATTATTTGCATCCGGGTTGATTGCTGTAATTATATCTGCATGCAAATCTGATAATATACCTGTTTTTACGGAAGTCGCCTGTTTTTCTTCCATAACTTGTCCGTCTTTGATATTGTTTGTGGAAATTCCTCTCCAAACTCTTAGATCTGTACCTAGGATTACAGCCCCAGAAGCGTTAGACGAAATTAATCTCAAAGGAACGTCACCGACAACGAGTGAACCTTGTCTTGTTAGAATCTCAAAAGAATTATCTCTCCATAAATTCGGACCATCACTTGGAAGATTAGAAGGACTATTATATTGCGTTTCTAAAAACTTATGACGAACTATGAGAGTACAAGTAACGTTATTCGGAACCGGAATTCCAGCAACTGGTGTTACTTGAATCCTTTTTCCTTCTACATCATAAGCAATTAAAGTATCGATCAAATCCACACAATTTGGTCCCGAACCAACCACAATCGTCCCTCCATTTTGGATTCCAAATCCCAAAAGATCCAGATCTCGATCAATGACCTCTTGACTTTTTGATTCTTGTTCTTTTTTCCAATCTTCTGGAAAAACCCTTTTGCCTACGTTCGGAAATTCGATCCCTGATAATTTATCCATGATTGACTCCTTCGAAAAATGGAAAATCTATTACAATCGCTTCCAACTCGTTATAAAGTACATTCACGTTTGTTTTTGTGTTATTTTCGATTTGTAAAATTAATTCTCTTTTTAATTTTTTGCATAAACCGCTATAAGATTCATATACATTCGACTTAGTTAAAATAGAACTTGCAAGTTCTGTAATATCTTCATTATCTTGACTCTTAGATTCGCTTACTAAACAGATAAGTTCAGACTTAAGATTCTCTTTTTCTTCAGTATTTGCATAAATCCATTTTTTGGCTTGTGGAGCCAGAATCGACCAAGAGAGAGGTTCTGCTTTAGGATATTTGGAAAGAATTTGATTCATCGCTTCGTCAAACTTAGCATAGATTTTTTGAATCTTCTTTTCTTTATAAGAAGAAATCGTCAAAAGACCACATAGTAAAAGTTCGAGCTCTGTTTTTGGAACTAACCTTTCCTCTTCTATTTTCATATTTTCTGGAACAGAAATCAAACCTCGATCTGCTTTTTCGGAAAGAGAAAGTTCCTTCAATTCCCCGCATTCAAATTTAAAACCTTCCGGAGGAAATGAAATTCCTTGGTGGATTTTTTTCTTTTTCTCTTCAGACTTATCTCGATTAAAAAGCTCCACTTCCAATTCTATAGACGACAGATTGGAACATAGATATTCCTCCAAAGATTCGGAAGAATAAACATATACTTTTTCCATGATTGCTCCTTCAAAGGAGCGATTAAGTAGTTTAAATAATATTAAAATATTAATTAATTTTTATATCTAATAAATTGAATACTCTCGAATCTTTTCGGCTCTACGAGAATGAAATTGGCCCGTGATAGCTCCTCCCATCACGAACGGATCAAATTCTCCTTTATCTTCCCAAAGTTCACATACGTTTCCGCCTATATTCACGTTTTCAATAGATTGAACAAGAGTGGATCGATTTAAAGAATCGGCAAGTTTTGGAAAGAAAAACCTACATCTAAATAAAATGTATTTTCTAGACATCATTCTTTGATCCAAAGCCCCCCCCATCACAAAACAATTTTTAGCTTCTTCAGAGTTATACACTTTAAAATAACTGATCTCTTCCGGATTAAGTCCCGTTGAAAATTGAATGATCTGTTTTTTAGAAGACACAGAAGCAATCGACATTTTAAAAAGTTTGGCGAGCAAAAGTCTACTTCGATACGAATCGTCCGTTTCTCCCGGAAGTTTTTCGATCTTGTATCTGGCTCCCCACAAAATCAAACCAAAACCGTCGCTTGTTTCGAGCCACATCTGTCTATAAAGCCAACTAAGCCTTCCTGCTCTTTCATTCAAAATCGAGAGAATAGATCTTAAAATCTTATACCAAAAACTATCTACTCCCAATTTACGTATTAAACTTCTCTGATTTTTCCAAACGGTCGAATCGAAATCAAAAGTAAATTTATCAAACATAGACCACACCAATTACTTGAAATCCTGAACCTGCATTTGCCAAAGAACCCGCAGGAACATCAACATTTCCTAATGGATTGAATTCTACATCGATACAATTGGGAAGAGCTTGATATAAAGCTTTTAACTGTGCGTCTACAAAGTCCTGTCCTTCTTCTAGCGAAAGAAAGTATTCGTCCTTTATTTGATCCAAAACGATTTGACTTGGAATCGTATCCGAAGAAGAAAATTTTACAGTAACAGTCTTATTGATTATAATTTCAGAAATATTTTCTACGAGCACATGAGCAACTCCACCTGGATCATTTTCTTCCGAATTGAAATGGTCTACAATCTGTGTAAGTTGAGAATCTGTCAAAGGAGCCACCGTTCCTTGAACTAGAATTTTTACTTCCCCATCTGTTTTTAAATTCTTAGCACTTTTAAAAACGGCTCTTTTTACAAAAGAAAACGTTTCGGTTTCTCCCACATACCAAATCGGAGTCCATTTAGAAGAAACACCTTCTGCATTTCTTAAACGGGCTCTAACCGAAGTTCTTGTCTCTCTATACTGACCTTGTTGAATCGGATTGACTTCTATGTTAGAAATGTAATCGATTCCACTCGGAGGATTTTCTATTAGATTGATAGAACTCGGAACAACATTTCCTATCGGACCGTCAACTGTACATTGAACAAGTGCTTCTACAGTATATTTTCCGTGAACGTCCGCTGCCGTACCTGCGGGAAGTATTAAGGATTCTTGAAGAAAGAATTTTATTCTTTGGTCTTCATTCCCGGAAGTAGTAACAATTAAAGCTTGTGGAATCTCACGATCTATCATAGATGGAAGAGAAGAACCAATTCTAACCTTAATGATAGCGGGAAGAGCGGGTTTCCATTGCATTCCTCTGCGAATTAAATGTTCGTGCAAAGCATCGTCTTCCGCTGTATGAGGATGAATCGCTTTCTGGATAGAAATAAGATTATCATCGATAAATAAAAATACAGCATTTGAAACGGCTCGCAAAATTGAAAAAGTTTTTGAAGTAGGACTAAACGTATGATTTTTGAATACTCCAGAAGCTTTTACACTTTGAAGATGTTCATTAAGAACTTGTTCTTTAGTTATATTTAAATTCATTGATTACCTCCATCATAAATTCATAATTTTAATTTTATAAAATTATTATATAATTTTCATTTTGAAACGTTAACCTATAAATTCCATTAAAACATTTTTTAAATCTTCGGCCTAAAGAGTAGTAATTCCTACATTTTTTAACTAGTTCTAAAGTCCATGTAACATAGAAATAGACATAATTTGTGGAAACTCTTACATTTTTTTAAAAACTTGCCGGGCAGTTTTTCAGTTTTTGGAATATGCAATGAACAATAAGATGTCATAAATTCCACCCCTAAAATCGTTAATACACCGTCATACAACTATCAACAAAAGGAGCTTTAGTAAAAATTCTCTATATATAGAATATTATAATATTTATATTTATTTCATTAAAATTCCATTTACAGATTCTCCCGTTTTTAATCGGAAATCAACTACAAGCCGTCTTTCCTCGTCAAGGACCACATTTATCGATTGAGAATCTATAACTGGATGAAATTTAAGAATCCTCTCCGCATCTTGGATCCGTTCCGATAACTCATCGTATTCCGTAGAATTCTGAGCAATCCTTTGTCTGCTGTAAATTTCCGGATAGTCCACATCATCGGCTACTGTCATTTCAAACATCTCTCGAATTTCAGACAAAACTATTCGAACTGAGTTACTGTCGCTTAACAAATCATCATCAGAAAGATCTAATGTCAAATCTCCGAATTGTATAGAATCATTTGCAAAATCGATCATCAGGTGCCTGCCTTAGGTTTGTTCGAAACGGAAGGACCAACCGGAGTATCTACGTAATCAGTTAAATGTGTAGATAGACCTACGGAATTAGAAGACTGAGCAAAAGCGGTAACTTCCTTTTCTGCCTCCATCTTTCCGGTAGTTTTAAAATCTCCGTCCTGTTCTATATTTCCCTGAATCTTAAGCGGCTTACCGTCCAGATCCAAAAGAAAACCTTCTTCGTTGATAGTTAATTTAATTATATTATTATAATTTATAAAAGCTTTATTTTCATTGATTTCAATTTCTATTTTATCTGCAACTTTCGTTTTAATTGAATCAATTTTTTCAAAACTGAATGCGGTATATCTTTTTTCGATATTATCTCTTGCTATCAAAAGACATTTAGAACCCTGCATTGGAACTACCGGTTCGGTCCAAGTAACGTTATAAATGAAATCTTCTGCAACCTTTACTGTTAGAAGTTTCTTTTCGGAATCGACAGAATCTACAATTCCTAATTTAGGAAAGAAAATAGGAAAACCTATTTTCCATGCCTGGACGATTGCTTGTATAATGGTTTTATCAGCCATTGAATCCTACTTTATTTTTTTATTTGATTTTGAAGATCCCGTCTTAGGAGGTTCATAATAAAAACCTGGAAAAATCTCTTGCCTATAACCTTCTTTATTGAATTTTTTAATCACTTTATCTACAAACGTCTTAGCGCTTCTAGAAGAATCATCCGGATCTTGAACGTCAATAATCTGAGAATGAGTGATAGAAGGAAAACCAAAAGAAACAAACTTTCCCTTAAAACCAGAACCACATTTCTCATCAAAAATTTCTTTTGCTCTTTTTTCAGCTCCTTGAGAATCCAATCCGTCGATTTCGTAATAACAAGTTTCACCTGTTCCATAAGCTCCTCTATATGTTTGTCCGGTTCTGGGATTTTCTCCTCTTACAATAATTTGGAACGGTTTACTTTCTAGAGGAGTAAGTTCGTCTTGAATAATATTTTTTCCAAAACGAAAGATAGGAAATATTTCCTGAGATCTATTTGAATTTTGAGTTTTATTTTTTTTAGAAGAAAAACTTAAATCAGTATGTTTATACGCTTTTTGAATCACCAATTTCCAATCGTGGAAAAAAACGTCCACACCGTGAGTTTTCTTCAACTCAGATAATGCATAACGTGCCGATTTTCTGGCACATCTAATGTCTACCGTTTGTTTAATGTCTGAATCGCGAACAATAATCGAAATATCCGATTTAATCTGAGGATGAATACAGTCATTTAAAAAAACCATTAACGGTTTTTGATGATAATCTTTTGTCATCATCTTACGTTGACAAAAGAAAAACGGGTCCACACATTTTAACTCAAGTGGAACCTTGGGACTGATCTCCAATATATAACCGTTAAACTCGCTTAAAAGTCCATATTGAGAATATCCCGCTTTCCAAGTAACTTTTGAAAATTTCACGATCGAATCTTTTTTTAAATTCTTATATTTAGGAAGTTTAACCGTAAGTATGTCAGTAGGAATCTCTCTTGAAGATTCTAATATAACTTCCGTTATTGCTGGAAATTTTATATTCGATATTTCTAATTCTTGATTTAAGACATACATTACAAGGTCATCCTTCTTTTCGCGTTTTGAAGTTCACCTTTAGAAACGAGAGCCTCTATAAAAAGAGTTGATCCTACATTTTCATAAGGTTGTATATTAGAATTATTCTCACGAATTTTACCCGAAAAATGTTCCGTTTCGTAATAAAGAAAACTGATGGATTCGTATGTCTCTCCATCTGCAATCGTATGCAGGCAATCTTTCGTTAAAGGCTCCGGAATTTCTATTAAAACTCCAACTCTAAGATTTTTCCAATCTTCTATCTGAGGATTCTTATCTAAGATCAATCTCCAAATTTCCCATTTTCCATAATAACGAGCGGAAAGTCTTTGTAAAGTATCGTTGTTTTTAAGAACGTAAAATTGACTCATAAAGAAGACTCCACTACACTGTTTTTAGCTTCTATAGAAGCAAGATCCAAATCATATTCCTCATCGGACAAAAAAGTGATAATAACTTCTTGTTTATATTGAATAGGAGCGTTTAAAAATTCAAACTTTTGGCAAACTACATTCGTAATTCCTAATACTCTTAACATGGCATGAGATAACCAAAGTGTTTCTTCTTGCTCCCAAAGATCCCGTAGTTCTCTCATTTTTTGTCTCATAGTTTTAACCAAAGGGTTTGTAGGAGCCGCAAAACTACCGGCTCCATAAGTCGAAGCAAGAATGGTAAATTCTACCGTAATCGTCCAATCTTTGTATCCGGTAAGTTCTTTGATAGTTCCGTTCTTTCCCCCAGGAATAGAAGTCATAACGATTTCCTTTTCTCGATGCGCTTTGATCTTAGTACCAGAAGGAAACTCGTATCTATTACCGGACCAACTCACTTTCAATCGATCTATATCTCCCGTTATTACTTCCAAAGGAAGATACCCTGCGGGAAGCGCGGGTGGTGTAATTCCTCCGATCATATTAATTCCATCTCCTCAAATCGGTCCAATTCTTGAAAAATTGCATCCGCAATCATCTCGCCGATTTTTTTCTTATCCATAGTTTTATTTCCGATTACAAGTTGACCAATGACAGATCCTATATTTGTGTTTGAAGTAACATTCGATTTTTCTGATATAACTTCAGAATTTTCTTTACTTTCCAATGTCCGTTTAATAATTCCTTTGGAATCGTTCGTCAAAACCTGATGAAATCTTTGAAGAATTGGATTGGTTTTAGGAATTTCTAATTCCAGTCCCGAAGAAAATACTGCGATTGTAGCCTTGCCCGATTTGGTCAAAGTAGAAAATGGTCCTTTCTTAGCGTCCGAAATTAGAAACAACCTTCTTGTTTTTTCTAATAAATACATTAATTTATTATAAACTACTAACTTATTAGAAGGGATTTCTTCCGAAAATATAGTTGTGCTTTTAGCTCCACTTTCTTGTATAAAATTCAATCCAGATTTGAATCCGTTGAACATTTCCCCTACTAACGTATTATTTTTTTGTTTCATTCCTAAGATAAAAGTATCAATAAATGCAAAACCTGAATCGGTAATTCTGGAAAGAAGTCTTTCTAAAGCATTAGAATGAGGTAGATACCAATCGATAGACTGCATTATATCATGAATCGTAGATTTTAAATCCGCAATAGAAGATTGAATTCCTTCCGAAAAAGCAGTAAAAAGACTTTTACCGGAATCTTTCATACGATTACGAATGTCTCCAACCACATTACCAAGCGCTTGCCAAATCAAACTGTATAAACCGAAGATCGGATCGACCATAGCAAAAACTAAAATCTCTTGAATCCGGTTCGAAAATATGCTGAAAATTGAATTTACTATCTTACCAAAACCAGAAAGATTACCCCAAGTATTTACGATCCAATTCCAAGTTTTAATTGCAGTTATTTTTATATCATCCCAATAAGTAATGATCAAAGCCAGGTCTGCAACAATACCTGCTACCGCCAATACGATCGGATTAAACATTACCGCAACTTTCAAAGCGGTGAACAAACCAAGAGTAACCGACTTTAAAACCATCAAAGCGCCCGCTCCTATTACACCTAACATAAAAAAGGTTCCAGCAAGTTTGGGATTTTCACCAAGAAAGACGTTTATTTTACCGATACCGTTGGCTAATAATTCAAATATATTTTTAAGAACAGACTCTATGATACCGAATTTTACAAGAGCGAAATCTTCTATGCCCTTTCCTAAAATTTTTTTAAAATTATTCCAAGATTCAGAAACTCGATTAAGCTGAAATGGAAAAAAATCCATTTTTTCCGATGATAATTTAAAATCCATTATATTAATAAAATATAATTTACCAATGTCAACGTTAAAATTCTTGATTTGCTTACCAGTAAAAATTAATTGTTCTGTTAAATCCGAAAATTTTTCACCCGTTGCCAAAACGGTATTTGCAACAATTCCGACTAACACATTTAAATTGGAAGAATTCAAATTTTTGAATGAAGATTTTATTTTATTCACACCGGAAAGAATTGTTTCCACCGAAATACCGGTTTTTTCGGAAAGTTGAAAAGCAGATAAACCGAGTGATTGTAAATTTTTTTCCAATTTCAAGGATTCTGTTCTATCGTCGTATAAATCCTTGTAAGTTTTAGCGATTGATGCCCTTTGATCTAAAATGGCAAAACCTCTTTCCATACTCATAAAAGAAGAATCCACTTCTTGAACGGATTTTTTAAATTGTTCTGAATATTTCTTATCTTCACCGATCAACTGCTTCATACTATCCCACTTGCCATTGATCTCGTTGATTTTACTGGAGGCGAGATCCGCTATTGTAAAAACAATTTTCAATTCGTTTGTATTTGTATCAGCCATACCTCGCCTCCCGTAATGTTTAATCCCCGTTAAACGCTTTAACGATCGCTCGCGTTAATGTGTTGATCTCTATTTGTTGCACAAATTCTAATTCTGCAGCCAACTGAGTTTCATAATTTTCGCGTTCGTCTCCGTCTTCGGGGTATTCTATCTTTCTTCCAGGGAAATAATACATCATAAGTACGTCTAACGCACTATTTCCGGTCTTCAGAAGCCTAAGCTTCTCCCCTATAACTTTTTTGCCGTCACCTCTTGGGTTGTTGCAGTCAACTCGATCAATTTATTGCTGATCGGGATAAAGATACCGGGAGAATCCTGAGCCCACCCGTTTACGACCTCAAAACTAGGATATAGGCAACACTGACCAGTGAGACGTTGTGCGACATCGGTTTGTTTTTCTTTTCTAGCTTTCTCTAAGGTTTCATCTACTTGAGTTTTATTTGGTACTCTGCAAATAATTTTCCTACCTTCGCCCGCATCTAAAACGTGAAGACCTCCTTTATCAGCAAAATGAGATTTAATCACGTCGATCGCGTCCTTGTTACGTGAAATAAAATCGTCATCTATGTTCTGATAAGGTTGGGGAAGTTTTTCAAAAGCTTCCTTAAGAGCAGGAATTGAACTAATTAATGGATTCATTATATACCCTTATTTCCTTAATTTCTAAATAATTACCAAAGTAGTCGTCACGCAAATGAAATGACAGGAATCGAAAGCAAAGCGATTTCCAAAGGAACCGCTACCGCTCCCGAATTTCCACTTTTGAAATCCGCGACATACTTCGTAATTTTTACGGCGGGTGCAAGGTATTTAAAGTCAGGCCTTCCTTCTGCTTTCAAAACCGCAGTCAACGGAGCTGGTGGAAGTTTTTCAATCAGACCTCCATAAGGAGCAGCAAGAAGAGTCAAACGATCTAGTTCTTCAAAATAAATTTCTGCGCTGATGCTACGTTTATAACTCTTAGTCGTGTATCCTACGATCTCTCCTGATTTTCCGTATGTTAATTCAATTTCGACCCCATGATCAAATTTGAATCCGGAAAAGTTCACCATATCATATCCGAAAAGTTTCAGTTCAAGATTGGTGAAGCTATAGTTTTCCTTTACTACTTCTAATGCCATTGTTGACTCCTATTTGGGTGTGGCGAAAGAGGTTTCCCATTCGATCGCTTTGGTTCTATTACTAACATACATCTTGCACTTCGCTTTTAAGATCCGATCGGTGTTGAACGTTTTATTTGGATCTAAAACAATTTCATGACCGGAAATTTCTTTTCTACCAGGAGCTTCCATTTCGGCTGAAATTTTGGAATCGATGTATGCTTTCAAATAATCTAAACCACCAGACCCAGAATCTACTTCTGTATCCATGTTCAAGAATTGGAGAGACTCACGATAAAGAATACGATGCATCTTATCGGCACGTCTTCTTTCAGGAAGTTCCTTGAAATCTGAATCGCTTCCTGCTTTGATTTTATCTCTTGCAATAAAAATCCCGTCGTAGTCGTCGTATTGTTTTAGAACCATCAGACCCATATCATGAAGAAGATCTATATAGTTTCTGTATCCTTCATCCCAATAACGGATTTCTGAAAACGTAAGAGAACGCATATCCCTAACATAACCGATAGAAACGTTAACCGGAACTGCTGCAATTTTCGCGGTAGCCATAGTTGCAAAGTTTCTCCAAGTCCCGATAGAATCACCTGCGGATTTAACAGCAGAATAACCACCAGAAGCGTTAACACCACCCTTGATATACCGCGCTTCACCAACTGCAATCATCACTCTGCCTTTAGGAGAAGCGAAAGGTTCAAATTCATCTTGGATATATTGAAAGTATTGTGGAATCGTTTCTGATTTGTTCTTACTTCTTGCTTCCAAAATTATTAAAGAAGGAAGGTGATGTTCAATTTCCATTTCTTCTAAAATAACATTACACGACATCGCAAAGGCTCTAGAAGCAGGACCCAAAACATGAATCCAATATGAGCCGTATTCTCTTTTTAAAACTTCAATTGCTGCAAGCCTTGAAGCGTTAGACGCCGTTGGACCGGTAATTATAAAAGTGAATGTATCACCTAACTGAAAAGTGTTTGTAGGAGTGGAAGCATTCGTAAAAGTAGCGCTAACCCCCACATCCAAAGAAATTGCAGAACCACTTGAAGGAATAATCAAAGGAGTGGAAAAGTTCACACCTCCGTCCACGGACTTACGATATTCTGCATTACTACAAGCTCCCGCTTTTGTGATTTTAAGTACTACAACCCTACTGCCTGTTGGAGTTCCGGAAGTTGTAGGAAGAGCCGCTTCTCCTCCACCGACTTTGGTAGGAGTGCTTACACGACCAACTAAGTCGTTGAATGGACGAACACAAAGAACCGGTACCGGTTTTTGACCTTTCGATTCGTCAAATTCCTCGAAAAATTGTTCCAAGGCATCCACAAGTTCTCCTCTTCCGAAAACGTCTTTGGCTTGAGGTGTGTTATTGATGACGTAAACTCTGTTGGCATCGCCGGTCTCAGCGGTACCCACTTTAGAACCTACACGATCTGGTTTTACGTCATTGAAATTGATCCCACCATCCTGATGGTAGGTAGTCACATTACCTGTTGACATTGATACGCTCCTAATAAAAAGAGCAACTGAGTAGAATGGCGGGCGAGCCGCTCTTTATATAATTACTTTCAAGATTCTGATTCGGCTCGCTTACATTTCCTTTGGCAAAATTTCTTCTTCCATGTGAACGGTTTTTTGTTCCCAGGTAGAATTTTCTATTTTGTCCAAATTTATACCCGAAAACTCTTGATAGGCGTTTTTAAGAATTTCTTCTTTTACGTCTTCTTCGGGTGTTCTACGCAAATGATCCAAAAAACCGGCGGCTAAAGCCGACGTAATTTCGTATTTTTTAATAAACTCAACTGCTCTCATTGTTCCTCCGATGTTCTTATTTCCGTTGGCTCTTCGATCTGAAAGGTTCCCTGAGCCAGAGTAGGAACCGATTCCGTTTCAAAAAGTCCGTCGTTAAAAAAGATTTCCATAGTTAATTTATAAAATCCTAAATTTTCAGAAGGATTAGAGATAATAGAAAAGACACCCGGCCTTACTTCGACGGTGACTCCGTAAGGAGTAATAAATTTCCGTTGATTAGAAAGAAAAATTAGAATCTGATCAAAAATTCCCAAAAACCCAGAACCGAAATGACCCGAAGAAGGAATATCTTTTAAAGGATTTTGCATCCAAAAATCAATAGAATATTTAAATTCTTGAATATAATGTCTTTTTAAAAAACGAATATTTTTAATACCGTTTACAAATTCGGAATCCAATCGTTGAAACCGTCTTCCGTCCACGACCGAAATAAGTGGAGATTGAAAGATTATACAGAAAGGGAATAAATTCGGATAATCGTTTACGTTCGGAACAGATTGAAAAATCCTATTTTCAGAAAACAAAGAAATCGGATCCGCAAAAGGTGGCTCTGGTAAAGTTTTGATCGATAAAATTAAGGATTTTAAATAATCTAAATGACTAGTTCTCATAAAGTAGTGTTACCCAAACACCAGATAGAATACGATTTTTTAGATAATAAACAAGAACGGAACCGCCTCTAATGTTTCTAAACTGCTCAACTTAAAATTAGGAACGCGATTTTTAATCTGCAATTGAAAAGTTGTTACTAATTCAATAAAACTTTCTGATGGATAGAGTTTTAGGTTATTCGATAATATTAAAGTTATTGAAAAATAAATTTTCTATCTGCTTGCATTTTATGGAAACAGTCGATTGAAATAACTTTGCTAATCGCTACTATGGAATTTTTCAAGAAGTCTATTATAAATATCTTTTATATGAAAATAAATCAATAGGTATATTCAATTAATAAAAACTTTTACATTTTCACGAAATTAACCGTTAATTTTTATATGCCCAAGTAATAGATTTTAAAAATTCCATCGTAAAATCAAAATTTGTAATAGTTCCCACAGATTTTGTCTCTTTCAGAGGAAATTGATAATTATTAAAATTCTATTCGAAGTAAAAGTTCCTACATTTAAAGTTTTGAGAAGCATATTTAAAAATTTGTTCTAAAACCTAAAAATTAGGAAAATTTAGCGATAACAAACTACTAAAAAATTCGCAAACATCCAGATGCGACAGTGTCTGTGGGAACTACTACACTTTATAGAACATTCAAAATTGATTGATTCCAAGATTTTTGAACAAATTCTAAATGTAAAAGTTCCTACATTTGTTGATTTTTATCCAATAGATTACTTGAATTTTGAGACAAATTTTTATCTCAAAAAATAAATATCCTATAATATTTTTCAAGTAAAAAGAAAGGTTTCAAGAAACCTTTATAAAATCCAAAAGGAATCATCATCTAATCAAATTATTGTATAAAATCGTCGTTTAGTGGCTCTCACAAAATGAAAAATCTATTTTATATAAGTTCCGCTAAATCCACAAATATAATTCAAAAAAGTGAATATTCTAAATTTGCATATATACATCGTCTTGCTGCTGATTATATAAAAATGATTACCGTAAATTTTCATAGCAAAACACTGTTACTACTCGGACGTATGAAGATAGTACCAAGTTATTAACGACCGAATTTGCAAAAAAATAGCAGTACTTAAAAAATGCTGCAAATTCGCGATTTACGGCATTTTAGAGCAAGACCAAAACATTCAAATTTTTGAAACAATCAACCCAAGTATTCTATTTATGTGTCCGAGTAGTAAGTGATAAATTTTGAGTATTCTAAGTAAGCCAAAAACGCAATCTAGTCAAAAATTTTCTAAATAAAGAACAGTAGGAACACCCAAATCGAACAAAACATCCAATTCATATTGAATCATATAACCATAAGGATCTAAATAAGACGGTCCAACTCCATAGGGATCTGAAACCTTTAAAAACTTTTTACCATCGTCATTGATCACAATGCCGATACCCCGGATAATATGTCCTTTTTTAGTAAGATATGTTCCTAAGCCGCAAGGAAAATTTCCGCTTTCAAAATAACTACAAAGCTCTTCTTTATTCCCCTTTTTTTTAACAATTTTAAAAGGAATTTTATTTGAGTTCATTAGAATATTAAAATGTTCAGAATGATCATAAGAATTATATACGTTTTTTTTATTTTTAATCGCCCAGTCTTCAAAAAGAGCATAATAATTATAGGTAGTAAGATGAATAAAGTCCGGTATTTTATAAATTAGACCTATATAAATTATAAAATCTTGAAATATGTTACCCATACACTGTTGATAATCTTTCAAAAAAAGACGCGGAGTAATTTGGTCCTTTCTCTGAGGATTCCAAGGAGCAATTGGATGAGATATGTAAGAAATCATTTTAATCAATAAACTGGTTATTTAAGATCGTCATTTTTTCGGATTTAAAAGATTTATAGTTGTCTACTTTCCACATTTTGAAGAGTTACATCTGATCTTTCTGGTTCCTGAAATTGATCTAAAAATTCACCCAGAATTCTTTTTTTAGAATTTAAATTTTCATTAATTCTTTTACCCAGATAAAGACTTCCGACCGTACCATAGAACACAATCAACCATTGAATAATATCCATCTGAAGAGGTCTTAACGAGTCTGGAGAAAAAACGGATAAGATAGACAAAACAATTAGATAAAAAACCACTAAAAAGAAAACAATCCAAGTGCGAAGAGTTGTATCGGAAGATTTTCCTGTTCGATCATCTTTTGATAAAAATTTCATTCTATTCTCCTTCCTTTAGCAGAAGTGAGTTTGATGAGGTCCTTGACGTCTGCTTTTATTTCCGCAAGATCATCAGAAATAGAAGCCATCTCGGTTTCTATTTTAACGATCCGAATCTCATGTTCTTTATACATCGTATTGTATTGAATTGCTCCGGAAATTACAAAGCCCAAGATAACTAAAAAGTCTTTGATACCGAGTTTCATTTGACTAATTCTTGAAGATTCCATTCTTCCTCACAAAAACGGCCCGCACGAAGCGGGCCAAATGGCTACTCAATCGCTTCCGATTGTAAACAAAGAATAGCACAATTTTTTTTTTAGGCAAAGAACAGAAAAGAATCGTATCGGATCAATCTGCCACTAATTTTTGAATGAGTCGACATGACACGTTATTCACTTTTCAAAAAAGAAAATCAATAGATCTGTTTTTTTGTCCTACGAGCAAGAACAACCTTATCTAAATCTCCAACCATAAATCTTCGAACTCGAGGGCTCCACTGTATAAAAGGAATCTCGTGATCAATTACATACTGGTTAAAAGTTCTTACTGAAAGATTTAAATATTGAGCGGCTTCTTTTGTTTTTAAAATTTGGGTTTTATCTTTTATGGACAAAAATTCAGTGGTTTCTAAAATCGGTTTTTCTTTTTCTGAGTCAAGAGATTGTGAGCTTTTGAGTAATGATCCTTTTTTTGTGTTACCGTTAATTATAGACATAGCATCTTGTTGGATCAAATATAAGTTTTCTGTCAAGTATTTTCTAATTTCTTAAAATTGATATGGACCAAATAAAATATCTTTTGAATATTCTATTTATTGAATTAGTAACTAAATATTTTGAATATTCAAATTAATTTTATTATATATATTATCAATATCCATATATAAAAACAAAATATTTTTCGCTCAAACTCTTTTTTGCTATAAAACTTGTGGTACTTATTACATAACTCTGGTAGCAAAATTTAGCATTGATAATTTATTATTCTTAAATGAAATATTCTAATTTCCATATATATTTAAAATCCCAATCTGTGCTTTAAATTTATTGAATATAAAAATTAATATCTACTCTTCTACATTCTAAGAATCCAATTATTAACTCGCAAAAATTTTAAGTTTCAGCAAGTTACAAATAAATAGGTTGATCCATTAAAGATTTAAATTGTATCACGAAAAAGAACGTGCAAATTCAATCAATGAGACATATCGAAATTATTGTCATTTAAGATCATTGTGGTTTTGAATCTAAAATTAATTTAAAAATCACAATGATATATAAGACAAAAAAGAGTCACATTTACGGATTTAGGTTGGATTTTGTCAGGGGTAAAAATATACTAAACATATATATAGTTATTTTGTTGGAGTACTAAATTGGAAACCAAGGAAGATTTACGAGAATTTCTTTACTGGAAAGTAGAAGGAACCTTGAAAAAATTCGAATACGACTTTCAAGTTTCACCGCAACCGATTCAGACTCTTAGGCACACATACGCGCAAGAAATCGTAAATCTTGTGTTTGAGTCATTAGAAAAAAGATGATCATTTTTTCTTTTTAAATTTTTCTATGACTACGCGCAAAGCTTCTAATTCAGAATCAGGAACTTCCATAAGACTTTCCAACAGAACTTCTATCTGCGGACGCATTCTGATCTTTCTAAGAAATGATCGATAACGATCTGTTTCAAGATCCGTCCTTACTTCCAACCCAGCAACCAACATCTGACCTTCTCCCGCAATCAGCCAAAGTGGACTTACATTATGAACGACTCGAAGTTTAAGTAAGGATTCTTGAGAAAAACTTTTTGCTCTTTGATTGATAAGATCGCTGATAAATGCGGGTTTTAGATCAATTGAACGAGCAAATTCAGCCTGTGAAAGCCCAAGAGTTTCGATGAGTTTTTTGAGACGGTCCGGAAATTTTTTATCCGATTTATACATTTTTATCGTATTAATTCTTGACATTTATACATTTTTAACGTATTACTATATTCAGCGAGAATGAACTCGCCAGAATTAAAAATCGATTTTGAAGCGAGATTGAAACATTCAACACAACCCAATCTTTGCAAATGAAAACAAAATCGCAATCACAAAAAGGAGGTTCAATGATCATCATCAATGGAGACGAATGCAAGAATTTCATTTGTATTACATTAAAAATGAAAACCCTGGCAAAGTTTGCAAGAGAAGCGGAAGTAAACTATGATTATCTTTCGAAAAGTTTAAACGGACAACACTCATATACAGAAATCAGAGAAGCATTCAAAAAATGGAATGTTCCGTATCGTATGGGTCGTTCTACACGGCTTCACAACAAACGAAAGAACAGGAGAGCCGCCTAATGAAACAAGAAAGTTCAACTGTCATCTCAGAAAAAAATCCAATCTTAAACAGGGACAATTTGGATCCAATTGTTCTTTCTGATATAGAGGAAAAAATAATCATTCAAATTGCTGAGTATGTAAGGGAACAATTTACGACTTTCGATTGGAGATGGGATGATCACAGCGAAATGCACGATAAAACAGTTACTTCTCTTTTTCTAGTAAAAAACGACATCTTGCAAATCTGTGGAAGGAATCAAAGTAAAACTCAGGAATTCATTAGAATTCTTGAATATATTTTGGAAGAAGAATTCGACGAGTAAACAAATTAAAAACATCAAGGAGAATTTTATTATGACAGCTAATCTATGTATTCAGTGTAATCAAAATGAATCTATGCGTCAAACGGATCTTTGTGAAGAATGCCTGATTCAAAACTTTAAACCTTTAATTTCCCTTTCGGATAAAATCCGTTCATTTCACGCAAATAACGAAAAATCCGCGTTACACGAAGAACCAAAAGGAGCGGCATAAAATCAAATGATAAATTTAGAAAAAACCAAAAGATATATCGTAAACGGCGAAGTCATTCATAAAGGAGAATTCTGGAGAAGAGGAAGAAAACTTTCTCAGAGATTAGAACAGATTGTCATAGAATCGAAACTCAATCTTAGAGATATAGCTTTCAAATACTCGATAAAAACCGAAGAGAATGTTCAATGTGGTCCACTATATCGAGAACATCTTGCAGATGTAATAAAGGGAATAAGGAGTACAAAACGTTATGTGAAAGCAATTGAAGAATCTTGGGGACTTCCGATAGAAACGATACGTTCCATTTATCGAGAAGACAAAGAAGCAGAAAAAAGGATGGAGAAATTGGATTCCGACTCAATTCGGAAATTTTCAGATTGGTATAGAAATATTCTAAATTCTAAAAAAGAAACTGCTAATATTCTACAAATTGATAATAGAGAAAATCAAAACATAAGCGAAATTGCTATCTAAAAACCAGATTTGTAAATTCAAATAGGAAAATTTAAAATGACAACACAAAAGCCGGTAAAATCGAAAATTCAGAAAAACAAAAGGAAACCTTTGATAAAAAAAATTCCTTCGGTTGCAGTTTTATCTTCTTCAACTAACGCAATCGCTGTGGATATGACACCACAAAAAACCAAACCGTCCAATTAGGAGGAACAATGTCAAAATCAAAAAATTCGCCTAACAAAATGATTCCTATCGAATTACCAAATAATCGATATAAAGAACGCCCCGAAGGTAGCTAGGGCAATTCAGCAAATCGGAGAAATCAAAAGGGAAAAAGATAGAATCAAAAATAAAACAGACGACCGGATCGCCAAACTACTATTAGATCTTCAAAACGAAATAACTCCCTTAGATTTAAAAATCCAACATTTAGTTTCTGGAGTCAAATTTTACGTAGATCAAAATTTAGAGGAATTATTTCCAAATCCGGAATATAAAACCTGTAAACTAACGACCGGAACTTTAAAACTCCGTAAAGTTCCACCTTCGGTAAAAACCAGAGGAACGGTAAAATTTTATGAAAAAATTCTGACAGATAATAATCTTTTAGAAAAATTCAACAATCTAGTCTCTAGGTTAAATGGAGTCTATCTAAGAATAAAATTAGAATTGAATAAAGAACAGATACTAGCCGAACCAACAAAAGCAATACAAAAGTTCGGAATTCAATTAAACGAAGAGAAAGAACGTTTGTACATCTCTCCAAACGAAACCGAATTGGAAATCGAAGCTGCAGAGAACGTCGCTTAACCATAGTTATATTTTAAATGTCTTTGGTTCCTTGAAAGTAAGCAAAAGAAGGGAATATTATGTTATCAACATTAAAAGCGCAACTAAAGATCCAATTTGAAGATTTAGAATTTAATGATTTTTCGGAAGCGGTTCAAGAAGAATTCGGAATTGTAAATGTCACAACAATGACGTTATACGCAAAGAAAAGATTGGGAGTCAAACAATCTACAATTGAAAAAGTTAAAGAGTTATAA